GTTGTAGAGTTTCTTCGTATGCAGGGATTTGGAGAACAATCAGTACACGATGGGTCTTTTAAACATCAGATGCATAGTCTTGATTTATATCGTGACATGGTGACAGCAGGAGTATGTCCAGAGCAAGCACGTATGGTGTTGCCACAAAGCACCATGACTGAATGGTATTGGTCAGGTAGTCTTGACGCCTTCTCTGACATGTGTATACTAAGATGTAAAGAAGACACACAATTTGAAACAAGAATAGTTGCAGATGAAATATCTGCTTGTATGAAAGACCTGTTTCCTATAGCATGGGGAGCATTGACCGTTTGATAGGATACCCGACACATGATACTGACACTAGACGTAGAGAATACAACGACAACACGTGATGGCAAGCTACACCTTGATCCATTTGAGAAAGACAATTCATTGACACAGGTAGGTACACTGGATCAATCAGGTAACGAACACATCTTTACCTTTGATCATTCAGAAAAGCAAGGCACACCATTTGATCACCAATGTGTGCAGTCTATGCTTGACAAGACTACTGTACTGGTTGCACACAATGCTGTACATGACTTGCTGTGGCTATGGGAGTCAGGCTTTACCTATGATGGTAAGGTGTTTGACACCATGCTTGGTGAGTATATCTTACAGCGTGGGCAGAAGCAACCCCTATCACTTGATGCATGTGCAGAGCGTTACGCATTAGACACACAGAAGCAGGACACACTCAAAGAGTACTTCAAGCAGGGCTATACTACACGTGACATACCCTTGGCTGAGTTGACAGAGTATCTGTCCCATGACCTACATGCTACGCAGCAGTTGTACAATACAATCACTGCCAAGCTAGAGGGTACTACCCTGCAGGACAGTGTTGATCTGACTAACCAACTTGCCATACACCTTGCTAAGATTTACCAGCGTGGATTCAAGGTTGATACAGATGCACTAGAGGCAGTGCGTAAGGAGTACGAGGATGAACGTGAAGAGTTGGTGCGTAGCCTTGAGGCACATACACATGAGTTGATGGGTGACAGACCTGTAAACCTTAACAGTCCAGAGCAACTTGCATGGGTTGTGTATGGTCGTAAGCCTGATGACAAAAAGGTGTGGCCTACATTGTTTGAGGGACGTATGGTAGATGCTAAGTTCAAGTCTACCGTTACCAAGCACTCAACTAAGTTATACAAACAGAAGGCAAAGCAATGCAAGACCTGCTATGGTAGTGGGCAAATCAGGAAGGTAAAGAAAGATGGAACTCCTTTTGCAAGACCCAACAGGTGTGTCGGGTGTGATGGTTGTGGGTATACTTTTGTGGATACTAACCAGTTAGCTGGCCTACAATTCACTGCACCTACTGCCAAGTTTATCAGTGCCAATGGCTTCAGTACAGGCAAGGACAGCCTGACATACCTTGAGGGTGTAGCCAGAGCCAAGCAGATGCCAGAGGCAGTCAAGTTCCTACAGAATATGAAGCGTCTGAATGCCATTGAGGTATACATTGCCAGCTTCATTGGTGGTATTGCTACCCACACCAAGGCAGATGGTAAGCTACATGCCCGTCTACTACAGCACAGGACAGGCACAGGCAGACTATCAGGTGCTGACCCCAACATGCAGAACATGCCACGTGGCGGTACGTTTCCTGTCAAGCGTGTGTTTGTATCACGATGGGATGGTGGACAGATCATGGAAGCTGACTTTGCACAGCTAGAGTTTCGTGTAGCTGCATTTCTGTCTCAAGACATGGTTGCCATTGACGAGGTTATCACTGGCTTTGATGTGCATAGTTATACAGCTAAGACAATTACTGATGCAGGACAACCAACTAGCAGACAGGCTGCAAAAGAACATACCTTTGCTCCACTATTCGGTGCTACTGGATATGGACGTACACCAGCAGAAGCTGAGTACTACTCACAGTTTACAAAAAAGTATAAAGGTATTGCTGAGTGGCACGAACGTTTAGCTAAAGAGGTACTGGCTACTGGCTGCATTACTACACCATCAGGTAGGGCATTTTCATTTCCTAATGTAATCAGAAACCCAAATAATACTGTGACATATTTCACACAGATAAAAAATTATCCAGTGCAATCCTTTGCAACGGCTGACATTGTACCTATATGTTTGATATACATAGACAAGATGTTGGAGGCAAACAAGATGAAGAGTTGTATAGTCAACACTGTACATGACAGTGTGGTACTTGACATACATCCAGACGAGACAGACAAGGTACTCAAGATTATAGACAGAACAAATGACAGGCTGATATCCATTGTCAACAAGAAATGGAATATAGACTTCAACATTCCTCTACTATTAGAGGCAAAGATTGGTCCTAATTGGCTTGACACAAAAGACGTAGTATGATATAACTACAAAATTCGTTCAGTGTTAAGGAGTAAAATACACATGACAAATGAAGTAACAACGATTGATACAAACAACTACGCAGCTATGGCTAAGGCTATGGGCATGGGTGACACAGCAGGAGAAAAGAAAACCAGTGCGTTGGCCCGTCTGCGTATCAACCACACACCTGTCATGGGACAGGCAGAGGTTAAGGGTAAGCAGGTAAATGTAGAGGTAGTAGAGGGTGGCACATACAAGTTAGAGATACCTGATGGTCCTACATACTTTGCTGAGAAGGTAAAGATTCGCCCATTCCTACAGCGTTTCATGTACAAAAAGTTTGTCATGGGCAGTGACATTACACCTAATCGTTATGTCAAGACTGTTATGGGTGACAACCTAAACTCAGACATGAAGGACAATGACGGTGGCTTCAACTGTGGTAAACCTTCTGGTTGGATTGAAGACTTCAACAGTCTGCCTGACAGCATGAAAGAGTTGATACGCTCTATCAAACGTGTGCGTGTACTGTTTGGTACTGTGGACATGGTGAAAAGTACAGATGCACAGGGTAATCCTGTTGAAGCACCTAGTACACCATTCATCTATGAGGTTGAGAACCGTGATGCCTTCAAGATTATTGGCAATGTCTTTACCAAGTTGGGTAAGATGCAACGCCTTCCACCACAGCACTACATTGACTGCGCTACAGAGAAGCGTGACCTACCCAATGGTAGTTGTTTCTATCTGCCTACTGCAGACTTAGACCTCATGTCTACACTGGACATGGACAATGATACACAGGCTACCTTTGCTGACTTCATTGCATGGATTGCTAACTACAATCAATACATCTTAAATGAATGGAGTGATAAAATGCAGCATGACAATGAGGAAATTCCAGATGCCATTGTAGATGATCTGGTGGACATTGATGAGGATGCATTTACATAATGTTTGATATGCCACCATCAGGCATTGTCTATGACATGTCAAATGAGGACTACCACAAACAGGTAGGCTACTCTTCATCTGCCATTAAAACGGTGTGTAAGCAATCGCTTGCACACTACATGGCACAGAAACCACAGGCAGATAGTCCAGCGTTTGCGTTGGGCAGTGCTGTACATGCTACGTTACTTGAGCCAGAGCGTGACCTTGTTACTAAAGGCCCAAAGACACGTACCTCTAAGCTGTACAAAGACCTGTATGCCAACAAGAAAGGTGACGAGGTTGTACTGACAGAGGTTGAGTATCATGTACATAACAAGATGTGTCAGTCAGCACTTGACAATCCAGTGTGCAATGCCTTACTGACACACAAGGAAAGGGTAACAGAAAGCAGTGTGTTTACAGTTGATCCTGAGAGTGGTCTAAACATCAAGACAAGACCAGACCTATACATACCAAAGACAGGACAGATCGTTGACATTAAAACTACTATTGATGCTTCGCCAAAAGGTTTTGCAGAACAAGTTGGTAAGTACGCTTATCATATACAAGCTGCTTTCTATTTGCTTACTTGTAAACTGGCTGGCATAAAGGCTAAAGAATTTAGCTTTATAGCTATTGAAAAGACTGCGCCCTACATGGCACACCTGCATGTCATGTCACCTGAGTTAGTTATAGAATCAACTAAGCAGGTTAAGGAAACACTCGCCCTTATAGCGGAAGCTAACAAGTCGGGTGAATATGATACTGGTTGGGGAGACTACTCAACCTTAAAGGTAGGAGACTTTTAATGTTCAATGAAGAAGAAGTAAAGGAAATGGAAGCGTCCATTCAAGCAATGGAAAAAGAACTTAGCGAAGCTAAAGCTGATCTAAAGAAAAAGAAGTACGGTGCTTTACGTGAAGCAATCAATGCACGTAATGAAATGGATAAGGTAGTGCAGGAAGAGTTGACCAAGCTAAACCTGACGCATAATCCTTGGACTGTACAGCCAAGCCGACACCTTTTCTGGCGGTGATGAATGGCAAGAGCTTTCGTGCAGCTAGAAAGTACGGGTACAGAAGTGGGCTAGAGGTTAAACTAGCTACCTATTTAAAAGAGCAAGGTGTACTTGCCGAGTATGAATCAATGAAGATTGAATGGGAAGACTTGACGTATCGTACCTATACACCAGACTTTATACTACCTAATGGAATCATCATTGAGACTAAGGGTATGTTTACTACAGATGATAGGCGAAAGCATCTTGCGATAAAAAAGCAACACCCTAAACTAGATATACGTTTTGTGTTTGAAAACGGTAGACGTAAGCTACGTAAGGGTGCTAAGAGTACATATGAAATATGGTGTGACAGGTATGGCTTTGAATGTTATGATAGGATTGTACCTGAGTCATGGTTAAAAGAAAAGGGTAAGGCATTAGGCACTAAGTTTGTTGCCTACCCACATCCCAAAGTAGTGAGGAAGTAAATGAATATAAAAGACATAGTAAATGACATGAGGGATGAAGACTTTATAATACGCATTACTCCTTACCATGAGAATGGTGCATGGGATGGTGACGTACAGGTATCTCTTGTATCATCTGAGAATAATCCTTTGGGTGAAGAAGACTTTGCGTATCTATCTCACTTGTGTAGCATGTTATGTTCTGTTATACCTGTAATAGAGGAAGATGAATACGTAAGGGATGCACTACATAGCTATGTTCTTAACAGATTAAACGATGAACCTGATGAAAAACCTAGTTATACAGCAGACGGTAATGTGCTAACGCTAACATCTAAGACAAGAGGTAATGCCTAATGGCTAAGTGGAAAGAGATACCAAAAGATGTAGTCAATCATCCCCCACAGTACAATTCGGGGGGGATTGAATGCATTGATGCAATGAAGGCAATGTCAGAGGGATCATACGTAGAGCCACACCATGCCTACTGTTGGCAGAATGCCTTCAAGTACATATGGCGTTGGCCTTACAAGAACGGTGTAGAGGACTTACGTAAAGCACGTTGGTACATTGACCGATTAATACATGAGCTAGAAAATGAAAGCTAGGATATTAATAAGTCTTGAAATAGATGAAGAGGACTACCCTATGCCAGTAGACGGTAGTATTCAAGAGGAATTAAATGAAGCCATCCATGCATACATATATGATATAGATGGTATAAGTATAACCAAGATGAGGATAACAACTGATGAACAATAACTATTTACCTTCTGACTACCAGACCTTCATTGCAACTAGTCGCTATGCACGATGGCTAGATGATGAAGGACGCCGTGAGACATGGGGAGAAACAGTAGAACGATACCTACAAAACATTGCAAAGACATGGCTCAAGCC